ATCCTTTTGATAATGAAGACTTAATGAAAGAGCTAGAAATAAATAGGACTAGATTTCAATCTCAAAATATGGATTTAAGTAATACAGAAGCAGGAGTAATAGGGCGACGTAATAGACCACCTGCTGAAGACATTAATGATTTAAAAACTTCAGTTGAAAAGTTAAACTCTGAATGGAAAAAAGGAGCAATGGATGGATTAACAAAATACAAAGAAGGTTTAGGAGATATTGCGACAAGGGTTGCAACGATGGTCACAAATTCATTTAAAAAGATGGAGGACAGTTTGGTTGATTTCGTGATGACGGGCAAACTGGAATTTCGATCATTAGCAAACAGCATTATTCGCGACATGGTTCGGATCACAATTCAACAAGCAATCACCGCGCCGTTTAGTAATTTTATAGGTGGTTTGTTTAGCGGTGGTAATACAACAAATAGTTTTACAGGGCCACCAACTCCAAAAATGGCTAGGGCAATGGGTGGGCCAGTTAGTGCCGGGCAAAGTTATTTAGTAGGTGAAAGAGGAATGGAAATATTCACACCACGATCTAGCGGTCACATTACGCCGAATCATCAATTAGGGAATACTTCAGTTGTTGTTAACGTCGATGCAAAAGGTGGTAGCGAAGTTCAAGGGGATCAAGGGCAAGCTTCAGCATTAGGCAAGTTAATTAGTGCCGCTGTTACTTCTGAATTGGTTCGCCAAAAACGTCCCGGCGGTCTTCTTAGCCCTGCTTAATTATGAGTACTTTTCCTAATATCTCCGCAAGCTACGGAATCACAAAAAGCTCGAAACCTAATATTAGAACCGTTACCTACGGGGATGGATACGTTGCCCGGCTTAAACATGGTTTAAATCAAAATCCTAAAACTTGGAGTCCTGTTTGGGAAAATTTAACTAACACAGACGCGCAAACAATCGAAACCTTTTTAGATGCTCGCGCCGCTGATGCTGGTTCTTTTTCGTGGACGCCTCCCAACGAATCAGGCGCTAGTAAATTCATTTGTGATGATTGGTCAAAGCAAATAAATATTGCTGGCTTTGCAACTATTAGCGCAACCTTTACCGAGGTATTCGAACCCTAATGGCTGTTTCTGCGTGGGCTGCTAGTACGTCTTACAGTCTTGGCGATATTCGTCGAGGTGCTACCGATCAGGTCACAGGTTTATTTTTTAAATGCACAACCGCCGGAACTTCGGCCAGCTCTGAACCTGATTGGCCTACTGATATAGGTTCAACGGTTACGGATAATAATGTTGTTTGGACTGCAATTAGTAGCGTTTTTGAAGAGCTTTCAAAGTTATCACCTAGCGCAATAATTGAATTATTTGAGGTTCGTTTAAGTAATGATTTACATGGTTCAAATGATATTTATAGGTTTCATAATGGCTGTAATGCTGACGTAACAGGAAACATTACATGGGACGGAAACGCATATAGCAGGCTACCAATAATGGCCGAAGGCTTCGAATATTCATCCGCCGGAACTTTACCTAGGCCAACTTTAACAATTGCAAATTTAGATAATACAATTACAGCTCTTTTAGTTGTTGTTAATACTTCGAATCACGGGAACGACTTAGTAGGCGCGGAGGTTAGGAGAATACGCACTTTAAAAAAATATTTAGACGGTGAATCGGCTGCTGATCCTAATGCTCAAAGACCGATTGAAATTTGGACAATTGATCGCAAATCCTCAGAAAATCGCGACGCCGTTCAATTTGAGTTAGCAAGTGCAATTGATCAACCTGGGGTTAAAATTCCACGCCGTCAATTGATCGGGAATATTTGTCAATGGGCTTATCGTTCGGGTGAATGTAGTTATACGGGGTCAAATTATTTTGATGTGGATGATAACTCAGAAACTTCTTTAGCTAATGATCGTTGTGGAAAAAGAATCAGTTCTTGTAAAAAAAGATTTGGAGATAACAACCCTTTACCTTTTGGCTCGTTCCCATCAGCGGGGAGAAATAGTTGAATTTAACAGAAACAATTAAGGCGCAGGCCTTAACTCATGCAAAAGAAGATTTCCCGAAAGAGGCGGTTGGATTGGTTCACGTTGTAAAAGGGAAAAATAGATATTTTAAATGTCAAAACATAGCTGCAACCCCTGACGAACATTTTATTTTAGATCCTAATGACTATTTAAAAGCAGAATCAAAAGGATCAATTACCGCCGTTATTCATAGCCACCCAAAAACAAATCCATCGCCAAGTCAGGCGGATAAAGTCGCCTGTGAAAAATCTGGTTTACCCTGGTTTATTGTCAATCCTAATACTGAACAATGGGCCTCATATAAACCGAACGGGTGGGAGTTGCCTTATGTAGGGCGTGAGTTTTCGCATGGGGTGATTGACTGCTATTCACTTGTAAGAGACTTTTATAAAAGAGAATTTGATGTTGTTTTGAATGATTATTCAAGGCGTGACCAATGGTGGTATAACGGGGAAAATATGTATTTAGATAATTTTTCAAAAGAAGGTTTTAAAGCAGTTGATATAAGTGAAATTAAATATGGTGATTTATTTTTAATGAATTTAGAAAGTCCTGTTCCTAATCATGCTGCTATCTACTTAGGCGAAGGTAATCAAATTTTGCATCATGTCCAAGGTCGATTATCGTCTAGAGACGTTTATGGCGGCTATTATCAAAAGGTGACGGCAAAGGTTTTAAAACATGAAAGTCGTTAAAGTTTACGGGGAATTAAAAAAAAGATTAGGCGGTCAAGGTACATTTAATCTTGATGTTGCTACGCCTGCGGAGGCAATAAAAGCGTTAACGATAAATTTTCAAGGATTAGATAAATGGATGATTGACAGTGAACAGCATGGGGTCGGATATAGGGTTCAACTAGGTACAGAACTTGTAAAAGAATCTGAAATAGAAAATTTACTTTTACCGTGGAGCGAAAGAGAAGTTTTTTCGATTACCCCTGTTATTACTGGCGCAGGTAGAGGAACGGGAATGATTCTTTTAGGCGCTGCATTAATTGGGCTTTCGTTTGTTACTTTTGGAACCTCAACTTTGTTTGCAGGTGGAACGGGTGCGGGTTTAAGTGGAGCATTAGCAGGTAAAGCAATATGGGCGGGGGCCGGATCGAAGGCATTAGGTTTAATTGGTTTATCTCTTGTTATGGGTGGAGTTGGCCAAATGCTTTCACCTCCGCCGCCTGATTTAGATATGAAACAAGCGAATAAATTACAGAATTATAGTTTTAGCGGTGTGACCAATACAGCGCAGGTAGGCACAGCGATACCCATTGCCTTCGGACGTGTTTTTGTCGGGTCTTCTGTTATCAGTTCCGGCCTAGATGTTGATCAGGAGGTTTAACGATGACTGAAATTCGTGGATCTGGTGGAGGTGGACAAAAGAACGGGGGAAATAGAACCCCAACTGAGGCAGATGATTCGCTTCAGTCAGTTCAATTTGCAAAGGTATTAGACGCCCTAACCGAGGGGCCGATTCAAGGATTAGATAATGGTTATAAGTCTATTTATTTAGACGGGACTCCCGTTCAAGATTCAGCAGGTAATAACAATTTCGAGGGTTATACAATAGTTACTAAAAACGGGACTCAGGATCAAACATATATTGCAGATTTAGCCGGTAATGAATCAGAAACGTCGGTTGGTGTTCAAGTAACTAATTCAACTTCTGTCACTCGTCAAATAACAACTTCTACAACTGACAGGCTAAGAGTCACAATTAAAATTCCAATTCTTAGAAAAGTCGAAGAGGATGGAGATATTGTTGGCCATTCTGTTCAAATTAGAATTGAAGTTCAATACAACGGGGGCGGATACAACGCAGTCAAGACAGACACAATTAGCGGCAAGTCAAGCAACCTATATTTGAGAGATTATGTTTTTCCGTTAACGGGTTCTTTCCCTGTTGATGTAAGAGTTGTAAGAGTTAGCGCCGATGATGCTGACGCAAAACATAGTAGTCAAACTTGGTGGCAAAGCTACACAAAAATAATCGATGAAAAATTTAGATACCCAAATACTGCCCTTGCTTTCCTTCGCTTTGATAGTCGTTCTTTTCAAAATATTCCAGCGCGTAAATATTTAATTCGTGGAATCAAGGTAAAAATTCCAAGTAATGCAACCGTTATTACTTCGACAAGTTTAGGGGTTGGGGAATCTCAATTGGGGCGTTTAACTTATAGCGGAATATGGGATGGAACCTTTCAGGCTGCTACTTGGTGCGCTGATCCTTCTTGGTGTTTATTTAACTTGATGACAGATGGTAGATATGGGGTAAATCTTCCAGAGTCCTCTTTGGATAAATGGGATTTTTACAAAATTAGTCAATATTGCAATGAATTAGTTTCTGATATGAAAGGCGGTCAAGAGCCGCGAATGTTATGCAATTTATTAATTAATAGCCGGGAGGAAATTTATTCAGTTATTCAACAAATGACCTCTTTGTTTAGAGGCATTAGCTATTACGGGGCGGGTTCTGTCGTAATGGTTCAAGATGCTCCGGTTGACTCTTCCTACCTCGTCGGAAATTCGAACGTCGTTGATGGGTTGTTTGAATATTCAGGAAGTTCTCAAAAGGCAAGACATACAACTTGTGCGGTCGCATGGCAAGATTACGAGGCATTAGGCGAGGTTCAATTTGAATATGTAGAAGATGCCGACGCGATCAGCAAATACGGAATTATTGAAAAGCAAGTGAAGGCGCTCGGCTGTTATTCACAGGGGCAAGCGCACAGAATGGGCCGATGGCTTTTAAAGAGTGAACAGCTATTAACTCAAACTTGTACGTTTTCCGTTGGTGTTGATTCGGGTTTAGTTTTGCGCCCTGGAATGGTAATAGATATTAGTGACAAATTAAGGGCAGGGGAAAGAAGATCAGGCCGGATTAGTTCAGGGACTACAAGTTCAATTGTTGCTGATAGTTCTGAAAATTTATCAAATATTAATTTGGGTTTAAGTCCTACAATATCTGTCATCATGCCGACAGGTTTAGTAGAAACGAAAACAATATCAAGCATTAGCGGAACAACAATCAATATTGATGGGACTTTTTCACAAGCACCAACAACGCCTAATTTATGGATGATTCAAACATCAGATATTCAGTCGCAGCAGTATCGCGTGATTTCTGTTACTGAAGGTTCTGAGGGTGATGTTTTTTCCGTTACGGCTCTTGAATACAATTCAAGTATTTATAGCGCGGTTGATTCTGGAGAAGATGTTGTTTTAAGAGATATAAGTAACCTTTCATTAGCACCGAACCCAGTAACAAACGTTCAAGGTGATCAGTTTTTATATTCTGAGGGTCAAGGTATTTTTGTAGGTTTTGATGTTGATTTTCAACATGATCGAGTCAATGTTTCTGAATATAGAATTAGCTACAGAATGGATAATGATAACTGGGAAGTAATAACAACATCAACGCCAGCGGCAACAATTAGGAACGTAAGAGAAGGAACTATTTATATTCAAATCCAGGCATACAACACACTTGGAAAAGGTAGCCGGATCACGACGTTTGAAAAGTTATTGGCTGGTAAATCAGCGCCGCCGGAAGATCCAACAGGGTTTTCAATGGTTCCCACAAATGGGCTTGCTCGACTTAGTTGGACTCAATCAACGTCTTTAGATGTGATCGTTGGTGGATTGGTAAGGCTTAGACATTCGCCAAACTTATCAAACGTAACTTGGGCTACTGCAACAAGTATTCATAGCGATTTAGTCGGAACAGCTAAGGAGGCTTACGCGACTTTAAAAAGCGGAACGTACTTAATGAAATTTGTTGACGCTGGTGGAGTTGAAAGCGTTGGTTATGCGGGGGTTGAATTTACAATGCCTGATCTTGATGATATGGAAAATTTGCCAGCTCAAACAGAAGATTCTAGTTTTCCTGGTACAAAGACAAATTTAACGGTTTCAAGTGGCGAGCTATTAATGGCCGCCGACGGGGGAAGTTCTGGGGGGAATGCGACTTTACAAACTTCGGGAACATATCTCTTTCAAAATAACCCAATTGATTTAGGTGATATTTTTTCAATACGTCTTGATAGCACCTTAAGAGCAAGATCATTTTTCCCCTATGCTGATTTTGTTGATACCTGGGCCAATTGGGATTCTCAAGCAAGTGTTGACGGAACAGCCC